CCGACGCAGCTTCATCGGTAGGCAAAGCGGTTAGCGGTGTTGTTACCGATGTTGGCTCTATGGGTGGCGGTGATGTTGGAAAGGTAGCTGCAAAGGCTGGTGAGGTAATTGTAGCGGGTGCAAATGTAGCCATGGATGCAGGCAAGGCGCTTGTATCTGGCATTGCAAAAGCGGGCGGTTGGATCGGTCAGATTGTCGATATCGTAATGAACGCCGACAAGTATCTGAAGATACTTAATGAAATGCCAAAAATGCTCATGGGAGTGCTGGAAAAACTTCCAGGGATGATGCTCGAAGTTGCGAAGACTTTCCCGCAAATGATCACCAAGATTGCGGAAGCCCTGCCAGGAATTCTTATCCAGATTGTAAATGCGATTCCGGCACTGATAGAGGGTTTACTCTCTGCCTTGCCCGTGTTGATAGAAAGATTGGCCGAAGCGTTTCCAGAACTTTTCATTAAGTTAGTTTCTATGATTCCAAAAATTCTGTCGCTTCTTGTAAAGGCATATTTTAAGGCAATACAGAGTCTATATAAAGGTCTTATAAAAGGCATAGGAAACCTATTTTCTGGCAAGAAGATCAAGATACCCGATATCAAGGTAGATCAAAAAGCATTCAAGCAAGTAGCTCGTATAGCAGGCGATGCAAGCAAAATGTTCGAGGTCAAAGACCTTGCTGAGCAGCTCAAAACACCAACTAAAGAAATGACAGACGGGGTTATAGAGGCATTCGACCTTGGAACCAAGAGGCAGCTCAACGCATGGCAGCAGACCGGCGCAATGCTTACCCACTGGTCAGACGAAGTTGAGAAAATATTTACATCAATATGGAAAGAAATATTAGGTCTTGTTATGGCCATAGTTGGTGAAATTGAGAATCTATTCCACACAATTGCAAAAGCAATACTCGATGTTTTCACAGCAGTTATAAAAGCATTCTCAGATGTATGGGAATTCGTTAAGGACATGTTTGGCGCTATAATTGAGGCATTTAAAGGTGTTTGGGAAATTGCGAAGCAAGCCTTCGCAAGTATAGTAAAAGCGATCGAAGACGTTTTTGTAGCGGTGATAAAAGCATTTTCAGATATGTGGGAAGGCGTCAAACAGATATTTGCTTATATAGTTCAAGCATTCTCGGAGCTATGGGAGCTAGCTAAGGAAGCATTCGCAAGTATAGTAAAAGCTATAGGAGACGTATTTGTTGCAGCGATAAAAGCAATAAAGGATAGTTTCGATACAATCGTCAAGGCTTTCTCGGATATGTGGGAGGGTGTTAAACAGATATTTGCATATGTAATAGAAGCATTCGGCCAGATTTGGGAAGTTGCAAAGGAAGCCTTTGCCACTATAGTGGAATCCCTGGGCAATGTCTTTACGTCGGTGGCAAAAGCAATCAAAGATACTATGGATACCGTAATAAAAGCCTTCGCTGATATGTGGGAAGGTGTTAAAGCGATCTTCAAAAATATAGTGGAGGGTTTTGCTACTGTCTGGTCTGAACTCAAAGAAGGATTTAATAAATTATGGGATGGATTCAAAAACATTATAAGCGATGCCTTCAAGCCTATATCTGAGTTATTCTCTAACTTCAAGTTCCCTACATTCTCCTGGCCTGAGATCAAAATACCAACGCTCTCATGGCCTGAATTTAAAATGCCTACATTCTCATGGCCTGAAATAAAAATTCCAGCTATTACTGTTCCCACAATTACACTGCCAGAATTCGATTTTAGTACCCTTAATACTAATATGACGGACGCCGGTAAGGCTTTAGGTAATGCGGTTTCGTCTGCAATCAAGAAGCCTTTCAATGTGTTTATAGATGTGCTTAATGGTCTAAAATTCCCTGGTCTATCTTGGAATATTTCAGCAGGAAAACTAGGAAGCTGGTCTGGTAAGCTATGGGATGAAATTGATTTAATACCTGGAACAATAGCACGACTTGCAAAAGGTGGTTTGCTAGAAAGTTTCGGGACTCCTGTCGGTACTGACACGATTCCAGCCATGCTAAGCCCTGGTGAGTTTGTAGTAAGTAGGAAGGGTGTTGAGGCAAATGGCATTGGAATGCTTCAGCAGATGAATGCTGGAAATAGACCACAAACAAGCGGAGGTAATACTTACAACATAGAATTTAACATTCAAGTCGATGCTAAGACCACGATGGACGAAAGCTATATCAAAAACAATCTAATTCCTAAGATGCGAGAAAACCTGAAAAGAGCTAGCCTTGACGGGGAATTTGTCATTAATGCCAGAGGGATTCGACCATGATTGTAACTGAACTTGGGTATCTCGAAGGACCCTACCTTAATGATGCCTACCTCACATTCTTACAGACTGACAGCTTACCGTTTCAAGCGCAGGCTCAAATATTCGCGTCTAACAGTGTCAGGACTCAAGCCAATCGAAGGATAGACTCGGGTATTGGTACGGTATTGACTCAAGTCAATCGACTGATTAGCGCCGCTGTGCAGCCTGCGAATACTCAGATCAATCGACGTATAACTGACACCGAGATAGTTTTGACTCAGGCTCAGCGCAGGATTGACTCGGGTTCTGATAGTTTGCAGAGTCAGATTAGTAAGCGAATTGATTCAGGACTGAATAGCCTCAAGACTCAGATCAATCGACGTATAACTGACACCGAGATAGTTTTGACTCAGGCTCAGCGCAGGATTGACTCGGGTTCTGATAGTTTGCAGAGTCAGATTAGCAAGCGAATTGATTCAGGACTGAATAGCCTCAAGACTCAGATCAATCGACGTATAGACAGCGGAAATTCTACTGCAAAGACCCAGATATCTAAGCGAATAACAGATCAGGAATTGGCAAGGACTCAGATACATAAGCGAATTGCATCGGGTTCTAAGTCTTTGCCAATGGAAGTTATTCGGACTAGTTTGAGTCACTCAAACTGCTACGGATACCTTGAAGACCCCTACTTAAATGACGTTTACCTGGGAAATCGTCTTTGTGTTGCGTTAAGAACTCAAGTTACGCGCATTCAGGCCGTGGTCATGCGGACCCAGATTCTGAGAGCTCTTTACAACACAAAGTTGATTCGGATCTTACACAGATTCCCAAGTAGGGGCACTAGTGGCGTTAATTGGACGATTGTAGTCGGTAGTACCGCAGCCGGTGATTTTGCTCTGAACAATGTCAACACAGACATAGTTGAGCAAGTATGGCGTGCTACTTCGACAAGCGCAACTATCCAATGTGACACAGAAATAGCACAAGGAATTTTCCTTGATACCCTTGCCATTTTGAACCACAACTTGACGACTTCAGCAACTGTGCAGCTTCAAGCTTCAAATAGTTCAATTTTTGCAACAACTCCATATGCCCAGAATTTAATCACAGAGCTCACAGATATGTTCTGGATCGAGCCTTACTTACCACTGACCAGTTATAGGTACTGGCGTTTCGTTATCAATGACCCAACTAACACTAGCGCAATTCAGATTGGTACTATCGTTTTTGGATCGTCTATCATCTTCAATGGCGAATGTATTGTTGACCAAGTACAGAAGCGGAAAATACATTTTTCTGACAAAGTAAAAACTGAGGGATTCACTAACGTATCGAATGATAGAGCACTGAAGAAGGCTCTGAGCTTTAGCTTTAAATCATTAGATTATACCCTTGAAAATTATCAAAACTTGAATGAGGTTATAGACTACATAAGAACAACTCTGAAAGCTCTTTGGATACTAGATCCAAGGTTGACAAGCCGTTTTGCAGTGTTCGGCAAGATGCCTGAAATACCAGCAGAAAACCATAGAGTTTTAGGAGCTACGCTAGACTATATTGATATCGACGTTACTGTCGATGAAAGCCTATGAGGTGTTGACGATATGTCGGGGATAGACAGAAGAAAATATTTAACAGCGACTGTCTTGGATCAAGCATTACTGGATTGGTGTCATGACAATTTGGAATCTAAACTAGAGCTCATAGTTGATATTGAAACCCCAGACCCTGGCGTTTTCATCCATGCCTCGGATCGTAACAAATATGTAGGGAATACTTTTTATGAAGCTCTAGTCACTTTCCCAGTCATCAATAGGACGGTAGGCGAATGGCTTGCGCCTACTATCCAATTTTCAAACTTGGAAATTGTGCTATCAAATGCCGATGGAAGATTTAGCAAGTACATGAGCGGCGGCGCTGATTACGATGCTTTTATTGGTAAGAGTGTCGAGGTTAAACTAGGTCTTGCTGAGCAATCAAGTACCTATTCTCGGATCTTCAACGGAAAAATAACGGACATAGGAGGCATATCGAGGAATAGTTTCTCTATCACGTTCATAGCTCGTGACCTTTACGATGATTTATCAATAAACTTTCCAACTCAGGCTTTCACGAAAGACGACTTTCCATTTATTGACGACAGTGTAGCAGGTAAGCTGGTTCCCGTTATCTATGGAGATTGGACTACTGCACTAGACCCAGATGATGCTTGTATCCCTGCATATATCGTCAATGGCTTAGATCCAGACGTTCAGGGAGGTCCGAGGGATGACCTAGAGCTTGTGATATCAATCAACGGTCTTATCAGCTTTGACACGACTAACGTCTATCTGTTCAAGTCTGACATTTTTTGGCTGGTAACGGCTGCAGATGTTTACAGCGTAGGACCTGGGAACAATACCTTTCGGATAAAGCAGAATTCCGGCATATGGCACGACGACAACGGGACACTGATTGCCTATCTATACACTGCAGGCGATGTTTTCTTCGTAAGAGTTCGTGGGAAAGACATTGGTGCTTATGATGATAATATTATCTCACAGGCAAGAGATCTTTTACTCTCATATAGTACATTGATAGCAGGTGATTTTGACTCGAACTGGGATACCTACCGCGATAAAGCAACCCCAGCCCAATCAGCAATATCTACTTTCAAGTCAAGGATATGGGAGAATGAGCCGAAGCCTTTGATAAACTATGTTCTGAGTCTCTTGGAGCAAGTGAGGCTAGAGGCTTTTGTTGATAGGAATCTTAAGTTAAAACTCAACTCATTACATTTTGAAGATTGGGTATCGGCCCCTACCTATGAAATAAAAAATTGGGATGTTGTCGCTGCATCTATGGTTCCTAAGATTGACGATAAGAATCTATTCAATCGGGTGCGAGGTGATTTTGATTATCATCCAAACCGAAACCAGAATACTCGATTGACGCCATTGCAAAGAAACAATGCTTCTATCGCACAGGTAGGTAAGGCAATATCCAAGCAAATTGTGTTCCCAAACCTTTACATAGAGGCCACAGCTATTTATCAGGCTGTAGAAATACTTCGACTTGCAAGCTCACTGTTTGAAACTATTACGTGCAATTTAACATGGAGGTCGATGCTCCAAGACATTGGAGGATTCATCATGGTTGACGTGGACATAGGGGCATTGACGTTTGTATCGGTGCCCATGATGATCAGAAACATTGGATACGATCCAACTGGATTAAAAATTCCGGTTACGCTCTGGAATTTTCAACTCGTGCCCTTTCCGTCTTATACGCCGCTATACAGTGGGACTGTTGGCGGTTACAATGCGACAATAACGCAAGAATAATAATCATTTAAGAGGATATGACAAAATGGCAGTTACATTAATAATCAGCGAAACCGCAGCAGGCGCAGCAGCAAGTGATGTTCTGGCTGGCGGTTCGACTGGCGTAGATCTTGGCCAAGTCACGAACGGTCAATACGCACCTTTGACATTGCAGTCAGCAAATACCGGCCACCAGGATTTGTTCCTGCGTCACGATGCGGTAGTCGACCCTATAACTGATGTAAAATTTTATATTGCGCAATTTTCTGGCGTTTACGGTGGAGCTAACTCAGCCGCCGCTGACTTTACAACGGTTAGCAACTATGGTGCTGCCGACCTTGCCGCTGGTGCAGCGACTGCGAACAACGGCGATGGCCTTTCGCGCGGTTCTCACATCGACATGAGTTGGGATGTCGCAGTCGCTTCTCAATTCGGTTATGCCCGTGAGACTTCTGGCCAAAAAAGAATCTTTGGCAGCACTAACGCCTTATACGGTGGGAAGACCGGCCTCTCTCTCGCCCTAGCCTTCGACATGCACGCTGATGCAGCCAGCTATTGGAACGGAGCGACTGAAGTCGATGCCACGACTCCTGTAACTGGAAAAATTGGCAAGAGCACTGATACTGTGCTCGGCAACCGTGGTCATATTCGCAACCGTTTCTATCTCCACACGGGTGAAACAAACGGCGGAATAGTCCAATATGACACTGTTTGTTCCTTCGCGTATACGGCTTAATGACATAGGACCGGTATTCATGCAAGATTCCAATTTTATTTCTTTCGACCTATCGAATCGCTGGCTTTTCCGCTGGCGGTTCGACTTCCTGGGCAATTCACCAACGCGACTAGGCGGCTGGTATCCAGCAGGTAGACCCGAGGATACAGCTTCAGCAGTCAACAAAACTGGTCTTTGCAGAGCAATCATCGAAGGAAAAAACTTTATAACGAAAGAGATAAAACCTTTTTGTGATTGTGCAGGATATGATTTTATAAACTTTCAACACTTGGCTTTATACATAAATCAAGGCGGTAAAGTAATCCAGCGCACGCATGGGATGCGTTTAATTTATCGGCATGGTGTGGTTAATTGCTATGAGACAGGGCTTATTGAAGATGTTAGACGCGAGTTTAATGAAGCTGATGGATATCCTGAGTGGACACGGTTTTGAAGTGAACGTCATTGAATCCGATGCGGATATAAAAGATGATGGATTTTATTTTTTTGCAAGAAGCGAGCACGATATCGGAATTGAGCACTGGTCAAAGGCTGCAGCTCATAAGATGAAAGTTGCTAATGACCACGGATTATATTGTGATGGGTTCATTTCTTTAATTGACTGCGAAGATATAGACGTTTTTTGTAACAGGATGATAGTTTGGAATAATGCAGTAAAAAATAGTCACCTATAAAGGGAATTTAGGATATGACGATTATCAGCCGTAGAAAATATGATCACCCAGCTCTGGCAACGGCAGGCGGTTCTGGATTACATGCTTCAATTGAGAACTTATACACGGTTCTTGGCAATGACTCGATGAGTCGATATGCTGCATTCTCAGCGATTAATAATAGCACGGTTGCGGTAGTAGCGCACGAATTCGGATTGGATTTTGCGAACCTAAAAGTACAAATTTTCACCGGCACGTACCCTGCACTGACTCTTGTCTCTGACCCTATTGGCTCAGGCTGGACGGTTGCTGCTACCACTGGC